TCGTCAGGGCTAAGATGTCAGCCACACCAAACATGGAAAGGGATGAAATCAATTGACAATCACCAGAATCCAAGCAACCCCTAAGCCCCCTGAGCGCAAGCGTGTGGCTGCCTACTCCCGCGTCAGCGACGGCAAGGACGCCATGCTCCACAGCCTCTCGGCCCAGGTTTCCTACTACAGCGCGATGATCCAGCGCAACCCCGAGTGGGTCTACGCGGGCACCTACGCCGACGAGGCATTGACCGGCACGAAGGACGCCCGGCCCGAGTTCCAGCGACTATTGGCCGACTGCCGGGCGGGGCAGATCGGGATGATCATCACGAAATCGGTTTCTCGCTTCGCCCGCAACACCGTGGACACCCTGGAAACCGTCCGCGAGCTCCGCGCCCTGGGCATCGACGTATTTTTCGAGGAGCAGGGCATAAACACCCTGGGCGCGGAGGGCGAATTGCTCTTGACGCTGCTTGCCTCGTATGCCCAGGAGGAGAGCTATTCCTGTTCGGAAAACTGCAAGTGGAGAATCCGCAAGCAGTTTGCCGAGGGCCAGCCCACACCCTGCAAGGTCTACGGCTACACCCGCGACTACGAAATCATCCCCGAGGAGGCCGCTGTGGTGCGGGGCATTTTCGCCGATTACCTGGGCGGCATGGGGGTGCTGGCTATCAGCAAGAAGTTGCTCGCCGGGGGCATGAAATTCTCCATCAATACCCTGCGTCAAATGCTGCGTAACGAAAAATACGTCGGGAACCTGCTCCTGCAAAAGACCTTCACGCAAGATCACCTTTCCAAGCGCCGCGTCAAAAATGAAGGCCAGCTGCCTATGTACCTGGTCGAGAACAACCACGCGGCTATCATTGACGCCGCCACCTTCGAGGCCGTGCAAACAGAATATACCAGGCGAACCGCCGCGCAACACCGGGCCGCGCCGCCGCCAGCGGAAGGTTACAGCTTCACGGGCCTGATCCGCTGCGGGATCTGCGGGGCCGCCTACCGGCACAAGATCGCGGGCTCCGCACCCAAGTACAAAAAATCCACCTGGATTTGCGGCACCTACAACACCCTGGGCAAAGTCCACTGCGCGTCGCAAATGATCCCGGAGGACATCCTCGCCGCCAAAACCCAGGAAGCGGGCGGGTTCGCGGGCCTGAAAGAAATTCAGGTGCCCGGCCCGAACCTGCTTCTTTTCATCTACGAGGACGGGCGGCAGCTCGAACTTGTGTGGGCGCACACGCCGCGCAGTCAAAGCTGGACGCCGGAAATGCGGGAAGCCGCCCGGAAAAAATCTACGGACTGGAGGGCAGCACAATGACCATCACGAAAATCCCGGCGAAGCACGAACTGCCCATCAACGTCATGAGCCCCGCCGAACGGCGTAAGACGGCGGGCTACGCGCGGGTGAGCACCAACGAGGAGGAGCAGCAGAGCTCCTACGAGGCCCAGGTGGAATACTACACGAAAATGATTCAGTCCAACCCGGAGTGGGAGTTCGTGGATGTGTACACCGACGACGGCATCAGCGCTACCAGCACCAAAAAGCGCGACGGCTTCAATCAGATGGTGGAGGACGCCCTGGCCGGGAAGATTCAATTGATTATAACGAAAAGTGTGAGCCGATTTGCCCGTAATACCGTGGATAGCCTGTCCACCATCCGCAAATTGAAGGAGGCCGGGGTCGAGGTTTGGTTTGAAAAAGAAGCCATCAAAACCTTTGACAGCAAGGGCGAATTGCTCATAACTATCATGTCGAGCCTCGCGCAGGAGGAGGCACGCAGCATAAGCGAAAATGTATCGTGGGGCAAACGCCGTGCATTCGAGGCTGGCAGGTTTTCCTTGCCCTACAAGCAGTTCCTGGGCTACGAAAAGGGCGAGGACGGCAAGCCGGTGATCGTCGAGGAGGAGGCCGAGATCGTGCGGCTGATCTACCGCCTGTTCCTTTTCGGGAAATCGGCCAGCCACATCGCGGGCGCGCTTACAGACGAGGGCATTCCCACGCCGGGCGGCAAAACGCAGTGGCGCTCCAACGTGGTGCTCTCCATCCTGCAAAACGAAAAATACGCGGGAAACGCGCTGCTGCAAAAAGGCTACACCACGGACTTCCTCTCGAAGGCTCGAAAAATTAACCAAGGCGAAATCCCCCAATTTTACCTTGAGGATTCCCACCCGGCTATCATTGAGCCGGAGTTTTTCGAGCTCGTACAGTACGAGCTCCAGCGCCGCGCGGCCTCCGGGCAGACCAACATTAGCACCCATCCGCTGTCCGGCAAAATCTTCTGCGCCGACTGCGGCGGGCTATACGGCCCCCGCGTCTGGCACAGCACGTCGCAGTATCGCCGGGTGGTTTGGCAGTGCAATCACAAATATGCGCGGGGCCAGCGCGGGGCGAAATGCACGAGCTCCAGCGTGAAAGAGGAGCAGGTGCAGGCGGCGTTCCTCGCGGCCTTCAACCAGCGGATCACCGACCGGGACGCCATTTTCGCCGCCTACGACGAGGTGCTGGCCGAGCTCACCGACACGACCGCCCTGGACGCCGAGGCCGCCGAACTCAAGCAGGAGCAGGAGGTGGTGGCGGAGCTTATCCGCAAAGGCGTGGAGGAGAACGCCCGCGCCCCGCTGGATCAGGACGAGTACAACGCCCGCCGTGACGCCCTGCTCGCCCGCTTCACAGCCGCCGACGCCCGGCTGGCTAAGCTTAACGCCGAACGCAACCAGCGCCGCATGAAGCAGGCCAACATCACCCGCTTCCTGCGCATCCTCAAAAAGCAGGAGGCCCTCGTGACCGAGTTCGACGAGGAGCTCTGGTATATCACGGTAGATAAGGTGCTGGTTCACGCGGACGGGCGGCTATCCATCGTTTTCCGCGACGGCGTGGCGGTGGCGATACCGCTGGAGAAGTAAGGCAAAAGCCGCAGGGTTCGTCTGAAATCCTGCGGCTTTTTCGGCGTTTTCGGGGAACTTTTAAACAATCCCACGGGGGTGCCAAAAAGGCCAAAAAACGGACACCGTGCGATTGTATCGGACGGTGTCCTTCAATATGGTGCGCCGGACGCACACGTATCCGAACGGTAAGCGGTTCCCATTATATCATGCAGTGATATGGTTTTGCAACCCTCTTTATAGTTAAACGTCAAAATAATTTTGTCGTCGTAGAGGTAGACCGCGTTCACGAAGCCGTCAATCAGCCGCTGGCGCTGCTCCGGCTTGGTCACATCCAACTTCCGATAGCGGCAAATCCAGAACACCACCTGCTCGCGTGTCAACAGCGGACGCTGCATTTCCTCCTGCAAGATTTTTACTTCCAGTTCGCCCTTCGTGGCTTCCAACTCATCCAACCGCTTTTTCGTGGAGGCGTTGAAAATGCCCTGCTGAATCGCGTTGAGCATGTTGTCAATGCTCGTTTCGGTTTCTCTCATTTTTATGGACGTGCTATTCAGCGCATCTAACTAACAGCAAGCAACGTGTTTGTGGCCCCACAGGGCCAAAACACAATCTCTTAGGGCACAGCCCTAAAACCCAGAAGGAGGACGATAACGTGAGAAATCACCCGATTACGTTTCACATTCGCTTTACCGAGAGAGAATACGAACGCCTGTGCAAATACGCCGAAAAAGCGGGCTTGCCGAAGACCACTTATATCCGGCACATGATCAACGGCAACCAGCCGAGAGAAAAGCCGCCCGCCGAGTACTGGAAGTTCATGCAGCAAATCTATGACATGGGACGCAGCTTCGACCGACTGCGGGATGTGGCCCGTATGCAAGGCTGGATACAGAGCGCCAGCTTGGAAGAAACAGAGAAAGCGTTCAACCGGCTGATCCTGCAAATTACTGACGCAATGATCATGCCTGAAAAAATGGATGTCAAGGAGAGGCTTAAGCGGGGCAAGCAAGTGGCAGAACTGGATATTTGGGAAGAAGGATAGGCGGCGACAATGAAAATGGGCATGAACGAGAATTGCTTCTGGTTCATGCCCATCGGGGAGTTTTTGGATTTATGGGCCTGTCATAAGCAGTGGGCCGGGGTGGAGAAGCCGGTCAGGGTGATGAGTATTGATGATATCATTGTGCATGGACTCTAGGGGTTAATTCTCCATCCACGAATGCTATTGTCGCATATGTTGCAACAGTATTATGATCAGTACCCTTGATAGAGAATCTAAGGGAATCCGCTCCATCCAAATCAAAGCGGTACACTTTCGCTGCTACTCCACGATCAATAGTGATTGTATCCTTTAAGTCCCTGCCTACAAACACCAGCAACTCAACATTTGCAACAGACATATTATCAAAATGACCTATCGTGATTTTAAGTTTATCATACTCCCCCTTGAGATTTATCAGTGCATTCGCGTCCTCAGTGCCGCGTCT